TGTTTGGTCCATACCAGTTGGTATGTGGTGAGAAGCAACGGCTTTTACATCGTTGTCTGAATCACCTGCAAAGTAATCTAAATCATGACTGTTAGTCATAGATCCGTTTGCTTGTGCAACGTTAGCACCGATCTGTACGTCAAATCCAGCTGTATCGAAAGCTTCATTAACTACAAATCTGATATCGTTAATTCTAGAAAATTTAGGAATTACAATATTGTTCGCTAAGTTTTTATCAGTTGTTGTTGAAGACTGACCAAGTGGGTATTCGTTAAATAACGATCTACACACAACTGAAATCAATCCAGTTTCAATCACACCAACTTCTAAAGTTCCTACAGTTCCAGCACCACTTACAGCGATGGAAGTTACAGTTTTAAAAGTTTTAGTTGAAGTTGCAACATCAGCGTTAGCCATTGTTAAAGCTTCAGTTTGTGCATTACCTAAAACATCAGTTCCAGTAATAGTTGCAGTTAATGCAGAGTCATTACCAGCTGAAGTTAAAGTAATTACAGAAGCAGCTTCAAAACCACCATCAGAAGTTATTCCAGGTACGTTTTGAGTTGAGTCTAATAATGTAACAGAAGTTGTACCAGCTCCGTTAGAACCAGTTACAGCTAATTTGTTAGCATCAGTTGTTACAGTAAAGTTACT